CCAATATCCCCCCGAGGGTTTCCAGCAACAGGGGGTATCTCACGCCCCGCCTACCATCCCTCCTGAAGGAGGAAGCATGGTAGAGATTCCGCAGGACATAGCGCAGGACGCGGCCCAGGCCGCGATATGGGCCGAGCTGGTGGCCGATGACAGCCGATTCACGGAGCAGGACGTACCCGCCCTGCGGCTGCTGTGCTTCTGGCACGCCGTGGCCATGGAGGCCCAGCGGCAGATGACGCACAACGGGAAGCTTGCGATCTTCGACCCCATCGCCCTGAAGCCCTTCACCGACGCGAGCGGGAAGGCGCCGTTCATGGTGCGCAAGTCCCCCGCCCTCGCGGTGCTGAAGGAGGCCACGGCCGAGATTCGCGCCCTCTCGGACGCCCTCGGACTGACCCCTGCGGCCAGGAGCCGCATGGGCGCGGAGTCCAGACCCAAGCGCGACGGCGCGAAGGCGGAGTTCCTGACGCTGATGTTCAGCGACCGCGCCGAGAAGGAGCGCAAGGCGGCTGATACCTAGTGGAGCCGAACCAGACGCCCACATACGAGGCGAACATCCCGGAGGACCTGACCGGTGACGGCGCGATGTCCGCAGAGCTTGCCGCCCTTTACTTCGGCGAGCCTATGCCCTGGCAGCCGCACCTGCTGGACGTGATGCTCGCCCGCGACAGCCACGACAAGTTCGCGGCGCCCGAGGTTGGAATCTCCATCCCCCGCCAGAACGGCAAGAGCTTCATCGTGCGCGCCCGCTGCCTCTACGGCGCGCTGAACGGCGAGAAGATTCTGTACACGTGCCACCACGGGGACACCTCGGACGAGATGTTCCAGGAGCTATCCGCCATCTTCGAGGACGAGGAGAACGACGAGCTGCACGACCTGCTGAAGCACGTCCGCAAGACCAACGGCAAGCAGGCGATCGTGCTGAGGAACGGCGGTCTTATCCGCTTCACCACCCGCACCGACTCCGGCGGGCGCGGCAAATCCTTTGACGTGCTCATCCTCGACGAGGCGCAGGAGCTCACCGACTCGCAGCAAGCCGCCCTGCTGCCGTCGATCAGCGCGGGGCCGAAGCACAACCCGCAGACCATCTACCTGGGCACCCCGCCAGACCCGAAGTGCACCGGCACCGTGTTCAGGAGCCTCCGCACCGACATCCGCAAGGGCGAGTCGCTGATGGCATGGGTCGAGTGGGGCGCCACCGAGGTCGGGGACAAGCACGACCGCGCCCGCTGGTACGAGTACAACCCGAGCCTTGGCACCGTCCTCAGCGTGAAGGCCGTGGAATCCGAGTGCAACCAGATGCAGCCCGAGGTCTTCGCAAGGGAGCGCCTGGGCTACTGGGCACCCACCGCAGGCGCGAAGCTGGCATTGAACCCGGACGATTGGGCGAAGGCGCTGCGCGAGGAACCCATGGAGGGCGGAAAGCTCAGCTTCGGCGTGAAGTTCGACCCAGATGGGGAGAAGGCCGCCATCTCGTGGGCACTGACGGAGCGCAACGGCGGCTCATACGTGGAGCTGTACGACATCACCGACGCCAGTACCGGGCCGATAGCGGACATGCTGATTCGCAACGCAGACAAGATAGCGGCCGTGTTCATCGACGGCAAGGGCAAGACGGAGACGCTCGTGCAGAGGCTCAAAGATGGGCACTTCCCCGCCAAGGCGATCATGGCGGGCACCCCGGCCACCATGCAGGCCGCATCCGCGATGTTCAAGGACGAACTTGAAGCGGGGACGTTGACGCACATCGAGTCACCGGCACTCGACGCGAGCGCCACGGGAAGCGTGAAGCGCGACATCGGTGGCAACGGCGGTTGGGGCTTCGGCGATGGTGACGGCTGCATGTCAATACCGGTTGAATCTGCGGCGGGCGCGCTGTACGCGGGCCGAACGACCAAGCGAGAACCAAGACGGCAACAGGAGGCGAACTTCTAGATGGAGAAAATCGAGATGAAAATCGTCGAGGGCATTTCCCGAGCGGACGGCCTCGCCGACGAGGACCGCGACACGGCGGTGAAGCTCATGAAGGTGTGGCGGCAGAAGAACGAGCGGAACCTGCTGCGCGAGAAGTACTACCTGGGCCACGTCCGGGTGCGGGACTTGGGAATCGCCATGCCCAAAAGCCTCGCGCAGAAGATTGACCCGCGCATCGACTGGCCGCGCAAGGCGGTCCACGCGCTGGCCGACCGCAGCGTGCTCAACGGATACACGAGCGATGACGAGGCGGTCACGGAGGAGCTTCGGGGCATCTACACGGCCAACAGCCTCGACCTGCTCTACCGCAAGAACCTCATATGCGAGCTGAAGCACTGCTGCGGCTTCTGGACCGTCACCGATGACGGCGGCGGCTATCCGGTCATCTCGGCGTATCCCGCCACCGCTGCGGCGGCGCTGTGGGATGACGCCCGCAAGGAGATCGAGGCCGGGCTGGTGGTCGCCGAGTCGAAGAAGATGCCGGGAGACACCGAGAGGGTGCCGACCGTGGTGCACCTGTTCACCGCAGACAGCCTCGTGGTCCTCACCCGGGCGGGCGGCGCGTGGCGCGCGGAGTACCGCGAGCACTCCATGGGCCGATGCCTCATGGAGCCCATGGCCCACGGCGCCACCTTGGAGCGTCCCTTCGGAACCTCGCGCATCACCCGAGCCGTGATGAGCATTACCGACGATGCCATCAGGCAGAGGGCGCGCATGGAGGTCGCCGCTGAATCCGCCACGCTCCCGCAGATGTGGCTGCTGGGCACCGACAAGCGCGTCACCAACGACGGCAACCGATACAGCGCCTCCATGGGCGCCATCAACGAGGTGACGAAGGACGCCGACGGCGATGCGCCCACCGTCTGGCAGTCCTCGCAGCTCCAGATGGCACCGCTCACGGAGTACTTCAGGGCGCTCGCGTGCCAGATGAGCAGCGTTACCGACGTGCCGGTCTCGTTCTTCGGCGTGTCGAACGACAACCCCAGCTCTTCGGATGCCATCGCGGCATCTTTGGAGCCTTTGGTCATTGATGCCAAGAACCTCAACGCGGAGAACGGCCACGCCCTGCGGAACGTCGCCTATATGGCCCTGGCGGTGCTCCACGGCACCGACTTCGCAACGGAGCGCGACGCCGGGAACAACGTGAACGCCCGGTTCATGTCCCCCGCCTACCCATCCGTCGTGAGCCAGAGCGACGCGATGCTCAAGCAGGCGCAGGCGTTCCCCAAGGTCGCGGCCTCGGACGTGGCGCTCGAGATGCTGGGCTACACCGACGAGCAGATGCAGCGAATCAACAGCGACTACAAGAGGGCGCAGGCCAACCAGGCGGTGCTCTCCCTGCTGACCCCGAAGGAGGACGGCGATGGAGATACCGCGCAGCCTGCTTAACGAGCTGACGGAGGCCGTCAACGCCCTCTCGGCCTCGGCGCAGGCGCTGGCGGCGACCGCACTCGACGAGATCCTCAAGGAGTGGGACGGCGAGGACGTGGCGGGGCTGCGCGTCAAGTGCATAGAGGCCCTGGAGGCCATCGAGAGCGCCTATTGCGACGCCTTCGCAGCCGGCAGGGCGGCGGAGTTCTACGAGGGCTGCAGGGCGGCGCAGGGCGTGCGCGGCGGCTACAGCGCCGTCGCCGATTCCAGGCGCGACCCGCAGGCGCTCGCAGGCGCCGTGAGGGCCATGGTCCAGTACGCGGCCGACGGCGACACGGACAGGTACCGGCGCGAGTGCCTCTCGCGCATCGACGCCGACATTCGCCGTTCGGCCAACAGCTGCGTTGCCTACAACGTCAGGAGAGACCCCAAGAAGCCGAAGTACGCCCGCGTGCCCTCCGGAAGCGAGACGTGCGGCTTCTGCCTCATGCTGGCCAGCTTCGGATTCCGCTACACCACGGAGGAGGCAGCGGGCCACGCGCACACGAACTGCGATTGTCGCGTGGTGCCGAACTTCGGCAAGGCATCCGTGGAGGGCTACAGCGCGGACGGCATGTACTCGCGCTACCAGGACGTCCTGGAGACCTTGGGCGGGCGCGACGGCATCAGGGCGGAGTGGGACGCCCTGCCCAAGGAGGAGCGCGAGGCGTACATCGCCAGCCACGGCAAGAAGGAGGGCGCGGCCTTCCAGAAGTGGCTCAACAAGCGCGTCGCGCAGGAAATCGAGACTCGGGACACGGGGTGGTTCCTCACGGGGAGGGTTCCCGCGCCAGATCAAGAGAAAGTCAAAGCGGGCCGCGAGAAGGTGACATTCGATCCCGCCAAACTGACGCAGTACTCGTTGAATGCGGAAAGGCAACCCGATAAGGCGAGGGCGTGGGCCGGCTATCTCGGTTACACCGTTGACGACTACGAGGAAGTCATGAGCCGCGTCTACGAACACGTCGCAGATCATGAGCCAGAGTTCAGGGAAACAGACCGTTACGGGGACAGGTTCACAACTCGTATGGTGATGCGCGGAAAGGACGGGAAGAGCGCGAAGGTGAAGGTAGGCTGGATACTTGATAAAGGCGGCGGTAAAATGAGGCTAACGAGCATTTACGTCAATGAGTAGGAGGTGCGAGATGAAAGAGTTTGAAAAAGTCGTTCTCTCCGACGGTCGCACCGGGCACATCCTCGAAGTGTTCAACGGCGGCGAGGCGTATCTGGTCGAGTTCGAGACGCCGGACGGGCCGGATAGATACGACGATGCCGTCTTCGAGGCAAAGGATGTCAGGCCGTTCGAGGGTGAAAAATGAAGCGAGACCTCGACCTCGTTCGCTGTGTCCTCATGAGTGCCGAGAAGGCGGACGGTCCCATCGGTGACGCCGTGCTCATGAATTGCTGCGGTGACATCAGCAAGCTCGCTTTTCACGTCGAGCTCATGCAAAGCCATGGCTTGCTTACCGCAAGCGTCGAGAGGGATGCCTTCGGAGGCCCCATGTCGGTCGAGGTCTGCGGGCTAACGTGGGACGGTTACGATTACCTCGATGCCATCCGCTCCCCGCAGGTGTGGAACAAGGCGAAGGAGGCCATCGCCAAGGCCGTCGGGGACACGTCCCTCTCGGTCGTCAAGCAGACATGCGCCATGGTCGCTACAGGGCTCATCAGGAGTCAGCTCGGCATGTAGGCCGCCAACCGAATAAGCAAAGACGAAGTCCGGCCGCCCGAAGGGGCGGCCTTTTTCATGCCGAAACGGGCAAATCTCACGCGCATAGGACACTCCTTCACGACGTGCCGCACGGCACACATACACACAGACCCCGGAATGGCCGCACGGCCTTGGGGCGCGCCGCACGGCGCGGGAAGGAGCAGCGACATGGCAGACGGGCAGACCGCCGAGGGCGGGGCGCAGCAGGTAGAGGGCGGAGGGCTGCAGGGCGGCGCAGAACCCGACTACAAGGCGCTCTACGAGGCGGAGAAGGAGGCCAAGGAGAAGGCCATCGCCGAATCGCGCAAGTGGGAGGGCCGTTCGAAGGCCAACAAGGCCGCGAGCGCCAAGGCGGAGAAGACCGCCGAGGAGCGCATCGCCGACCTCGAATCCAAGCTGAGCGAGAAGGAGAGGGCCGAGGAGCTGGCCAAGCTCAAGGCCAAGGTCGCGCATAAGAAGGGCGTCGATGCCGACCTCTTGGTCGGCGAAACCGAGGAAGAGATGGAGGCATGGGCGGACAAGCTGCTCGCCACGTTCAAGAAGAAGCCCGCGCCGTCCGTGCAGAAGCCTGGCAGCTTCGCCAAGGACGACGGCAGGGACCGAACGGAGCTGCGCGACTTCGCGTCGGCGCTCCTGGGCAACAAGCAATAGAGAAGGAGCCATCATGGCAAACGACACCACCAAGGTCGCGCTCCCGAAGAGCGTGGTCACCACCGTATTGAACAAGGTAAAGGACGCGTCCACCATCGCGGCGCTCTCGCCGAGCACCCCGCAGAAGTTCGCGGACTCCACCTACCTCGTCTTCAACCCGACCGCAGAGGCCGAGGTCATCGCCGAGGGCGCGAAGAAATCCGGTTCCGATATCTCAACCAACCCCGTCGTGGCGAAGCGCGTCAAGGTCGTGACGACCACCCGCGTCTCCGACGAGCTGAAGTGGGCCGACGAGGACAACCAGCTCGAGATCGTGAGCAACATCATCGCCGACCAGACCGCAGCCATCGGCCGAGCGCTCGATTACGTCGTATACCACGCGGTCAACCCCAAGACCGGCCTGGCGCTCGACGGCTACACGGCGCTCACCGCCGGCGCGAACGCGGTCACCGCGACCGACAACCCCTCGGCCGACATCGACAGCATGACCGATGCCGTGCTCGACTACGACATCAACGGTTTCGCCATGTCCCGCAAGCTCGCGGCAGACCTGCGAAAGCTGCGCGTCCCCGCCACCGGCATGCGCCTCTACCCCGAGATTCCGCTGTCCCTCAACGTCGGCAACATCGACGGCATCCCCGCAGCCGCGTCCGGCACCGTCAACGGCCGCCTCGCGAAGACCGACACCAAGGTGCTCGGCATCCTCGGCAACTTCAGCGCGATCAAGTGGGGCATGGTCCGCGACATGACGAGCGAGATCATCGAGTTCGGCGACCCCGACAACACCGGCAACGACCTCAAGGGCTATAACCAGGTCGCATACCGCACGGAGGCCGTCCTGGCCTACGCGGTGCTCGACCCCAAGGCCTTCTCCGTCCTCAAGAGCGCCTAGGAGGTCCAGGGATGCAGCTAGTCCAGAAATTCATCGTCGAGGACGCCGACAAGGCGTCCAGCATCCTCCCGCAGCACGTGGCGCTCGTGTCCCCCGAGGGCGACGCACTCGTGCTGCCAAAGAAGGTCGCCAACCCAGGCGCCAACCCGACCGTCGCGAAGGTCGTGCAGGCCCTCGTCGATGCCGGAATCATGGAGGCCCAGTAGCCATGGAGGCGCTGGCATCCGTCGAGGACTACACGGCGAGATACGGCGAGCCAAGCGACGCCGGGCGCGTGACGGCGCTCCTCAAGGACGCCAGCGCCCTGCTGCTCTCCGCCTACGAGGGCTTCTGGGGCGAAGACTACACAGAGGGCGCGCACGCGGCGTTCGACCGCGCGGCAGCTGCCGTGTGCTGCATGGTGGTGAACCGCGTGCTTTCCGCGCCGGCCGCGATGCTCGGGGCGACCCAGTACAGCCAGGGGGCCGGGGGCTACACCGCCTCCGTCTCCTACGGCTCGGCCCTCGGCGAGATGTACCTAGGCAAGTCCGATTTGAAGCGCCTCGGCCTCGACGTGCAGCGCATGCGCGTCCTCACCCCATACGAGCGCGGCGAGGTGACGGAATGAACCTGATTCAAGGCGAGACCGTCACCGTAATACGCACGAAGAAGGTATTGGACGAGCTTGGCGAGCCGACTTACGGGGAGGACGCCCGCGAAGAGGTCGGGAACGTGGTCGTCGCCCCAGGCGCGACCGCAGACCTGGACGCATCGCGCCCGGAAGGCGTGACGGTCGCCTACACGCTGTGCTTCCCGAAGACCTACGCCGGCGAGCTGAAGGGCTGCGCGGTAGAGGTTCGCGGGGAGCGCTTCCGCGTGGTGGGCGACCCGCAGCGCTACACCGAGGCGAACACGCCGGGAGCATGGAATCTAACCGTGGAGGTGACCCGCACCGATGGCTAAGTGCAGCGTGAGGCTGAAGGACTACAAGTCCAACAAGGCCGCCTACGTCGAGATCATGGACAGCGGCGCGGTCCAGGCGCTGTGCGAGGCACCGGCTAGGGCCATCGCCGCCGAATGCAACGCGACCTTCACCAAGGGCACCGGCGAGCTCGGCACCGGCTACCGCGTCTTCAAGTCTCGCGGCAAGCGTGCGAACTACCGCGGCGTGGCCACGGGCACCCCGCACGCCTACAGCAGCGAGCTTATCCACAACCGCCTCAAGTCGGCGCTCGATTCGAGGAAGCAATGATTGACGTTGAGCGCGTGGTGGCCAAGCGCCTTATGGATGCCACCGGAATCAGGGCCGTGCTCGAAGTGCCCGAGGAGCGCCCGGAGGAGTTCCTCTCCGTGGAGCTTACGGGCACCGGCACCGGCCTTTACCCAAAGACCTGCTCGCTCGCCGTCCAGTCGTGGGCCAAGACCCGCAGGCGGGCGGCTGAGATCGCGGGGCTGGTGGAGGTCGCCATCTACGGGCTGACCGAGGAGACGAACGTCTTCAGGGCCGTCCCGGACGGCACCTACCGATGGCCAGACCCGGATTCGCGGCAGGAGAGATACCAGACGAACGCAGAGCTGACGATCTGCGAGTAAGGAGAACAGAAATGGCCGGAACCAACAAGGAGTACACAGCTAACTCCACCGACAACGTTTCCAGCACGAAGGGCGTGCGAGGCGGCTACATCTTCGTCGCCCCGGTTGGCACGACCCTCCCGACCGACTACAGCACGGCGCTGCCCACCGCCTACAAGTGCCTCGGTTTCATCTCTGAGGACGGCTACGTCGAGACGGTCGACAGCGATTCCGAGGACCTCGTCGATATGAACGGCGACCTGATGGACAGCCCGCAGACCTCCCGCGTGGAGTCGGCTCAGCTGACCCTCGCCGAGATCAAGGCCATGACGCTCAAGCTCATGTACGGCGACGAGAACGTGACCGACAAGGCGGGCGTCATCACGGTGAAGCACAACGGCAACTCGAACGGCACGTGGGTCGTCGTCCTCGACCTGCTCCTGAAGAACAACCGCAAGTGGCGCAAGGTCGTGCCGCTGTTCCAGTGCTCGGAGCTGGACGATTTGACGCTCGCGGTCGGCGAGCTCGCGGCCCGCGCCCTCACGGCCAAGTACCTGACCGACGGGGACGGCAACACCTGCTACGACTACATCCAGTCCACCGAGACCAACGCCGCCTAGGAGGGGTCATGAAGGAGATCACTTTCACCGTCGACGGCGTCGACGGCGAGTTCGTCTGCGACGCGGACGAGCTGAAGAGCTACAAGACCGCCAAGCAGCTGGCGCGCGCCGATGAGGACTTCTCCCTCTCGTTCGACGTGATGGAGCGCGTCTTCATGGGCCGGGACGAGGACTACATCGATCGCCTTGGCGGCAGCGTCGACTGCCTGAACGGCCTTCTGGCCGCTGCGCTCGACGCGGTCGGCGAGGACGCAAAAAACTCGTCGGCTTCGCCTCAGACCTCGAAGCCCACAGAGGCGAAGTAATAGCGGATTTCCAGCAGTTCTACGGCATCGCCCTCCCGTTGGAGGGCGAGCCGCAGGGCTGTAGGCGCATGGCACTGCTCTGGAAGCACCTCCCCGCCGATTCGAGGACTGCCCGCAGGCAGTGTCCAGAGCTTGAGTGGGGCGTGGAGGCGTACCTGCTCCGATTGATCGAGAACGAGCTGGCGGGGCTCGTCTGGGGCATGGCAGACACCAAGAAGAGGCCTCCCAAGCCGCCCGAGCCGGTGAAGATGCCCGGGGAGCTGGCGGAGGCGAGGGCGCACAGGGACAACGCCCTGCGCGACAAGGAAGAGATCACGAGGCTCTTGGGATTGGAGGGCATGGTAGATGGCTAACGTCGGAACCGCATACGTGGCGATCATGCCGTCCATGGATGGCTTCGCGAAGGCGATATGCAAGGACTTCGGCAGCGCGGGCAGCTCCGCCGGCAAGACCTTCGGCGACGGCCTGTCCAGCGGCACCGAGAAGGGTACCTCCAAGTCGAAGAGTTCCCTCTCCAACCTCGCGGCAACGGCCAAAGACCAAGCGGGCTACATGGGCCTCGCCTTCGAGGAGTCGGGGGCGAGGCTCAAGGCCGCGATAACGCAGAGCGGAGCGTGGCAGACCCTGACGGGCTACGCCACCAGCGCATCGAACGGCATCAAGAGCGCCTTCGCCGGAATCAAGGAGGGCATTTCCTCCAAGCTCTCCGGGGTGGGGTCTGCGGTGAAGGCTGGCCTCTCCAATGTGGGAAGCATCGGCAGCACCGTCATGACGACGGCGGCGTCGATGATCCCCGCACCGCTGAAGTCCATGGCTTCCACCGTCGGCACCATCCTGTCGCCCATAGCCTCCACCGCCAAGGCCGCGCTCGCGCCCATGGCATCGGCCTTGGGCCAGGCCGGTACCGAGGCGGCTTCGAGGCTGAAGGAGGGAATCTCAAATGCAGCAGGCCACGTGACCGACGCGCTGGCAACCGCAGCCAAGGCGGCGGGTGTCGGCGCTGCGGCGGTGGTCGCGGCGGTAACAGCTGTAACGGGCGCGGTGCTGGGCAACTATGCCGACTACGAGCAACTTGTTGGCGGCGTCGACAAGCTCTTCGGCAGCGCGTCCGGTAAGCTCCAGTCCTACGCGGCGGAGGCCTACCGCACGAGCGGTTTGAGCGCGAACCAGTACATGGAGCAGGCCACGAGCTTCTCCTCGAGCCTGATCCAGTCCCTCGGCGGGGACACCGAGAAGGCGGCCGATTACGCCAACCTCGCCATGACGACCATGAGCGACAACGTGAACGTATTCGGCTCCAACATGGGGGACGTGCAGAACGCCTTCCAGGGTTTCGCCAAGCAGAATTACACCATGTTGGACAACTTGAATTTGGGCTACGGCGGAACGCAGTCCGAGATGCAGCGCCTCATCGCGGACGCCAACAAGCTCCCCGGCGTGATGCGCGATGGCTCCGACCTCACCATCGACTCCTACGCCGACGTGGTGGAGGCCATCGCCCGCGTGCAGCAGGCGCAGGGTATCGCAGGCACCACCGCCAAGGAGGCGGCCTCTACAATCTCCGGCTCCATCGGCATGGCAAAGGCCGCGTGGGGGAACTTCCTCACCGCCCTGGGCCGCGACGACGTGGACTTCTCGAAGGTAACCACGCAGCTCCTGGAGTCAATCGGAGCCGTGGCGACCAACGTGGCCCCGCGCGTGGCGACAATCGGCGCGAACATCATCGCGGCCTTCCCAGCGGCCCTCTCCGGGCTTGCAGGCATCCTCGCGCCCATCGTGTCCGAGGCCCTTGCGGCGGCTTGGAACATCGCCGCTCAGGCGCTTTCCTCCGTTGGCATCAAGCTGCCAAGCGTGGACGCCTCGCAGATTCTCGGCGCCTTCCAGTCAATCGCGGACTTCGTGACCGGGACGCTCGCCCCGGCCTTCGCCCCCGTGGCTCAGGCGCTGGGCAACTTCGTCTCCACGGTGGGGCCGATGCTGCTCCCTATAATCCAGCAGCTGGCCGGGATTCTGGGCGGCATGGCGCCCATCATCGCCGCCATACAGGCAACGGTCATCAACGTTGCGACGCAGATTATGGCCTTCGTCATGCCCATCATCACGCAGCTCCTGGCCTTCATCAACGCGAACATGCCGCTGATCCAGCAGGTGGTGACCACGGTGATGAACGCCATCCAGCTGGCCATAACCTTGGCGCTCGGTGTCATCCAGGCCGTGTGGAACGCCGTCTGGCCGGCAATCAAGGCGGTCATCGACGCCGTCTGGCCGCTCATCAGCACCGCCATCAGCACCGCCATGACCGTCATCCAAGACGTCATCAACATCGTCATGGCCGCGATCAGCGGCGATTGGAGCGGGGTCTGGAACGGCATCAAGCAGCTCGCCTCCGACATCTGGAACGGCATCAAGTCGCTGGTCTCCGGCGCCATCAACGCCGTCTCCTCGACAATCTCGAGCGTCATCAGCTCGATTCAGTCGGCGTGGAACAGCGCGTGGAGCTCCGTCAAGTCGTTCTTCAGCGACATCTGGAACGGCATCAAGAGCGCGGCCTCGGATGGCGTGAGCGCTGTCTACAACACGGTGACGACCATCAAGGACAAGATTCTCGGCTTCTTCTCGGGGGCCGGTTCCTGGCTGGTCGAGTCGGGCAGGTCCATCCTGAACGGCCTCAAGGACGGCATCATGGGGGCCATCGGCTCCGTCACGTCCACGATCTCGGGTGCGCTCAAGGGCATCCGCGACCTGTTCCCGTTCTCCCCCGCCAAGGAGGGGCCGTTCTCGGGCCACGGCTGGGTGCTCTACTCGGGCATCTCCATCGCCGAGGCGCTCGGCGAGGGCTTCGCGCGGGCCGTACCGGGCGCCGTCGGCGACTTCGAGGCGGGAATGTCCCGCCTGTCGGGCGTCACGTCCATGGCGGCGCCCGGCATCACGGCCAGCCCGCGCGCAGTCGCGGCAGGCCCGTCCTACACCTTCTACATCGACGGCGCGCAGGTCGCGGACGACGAGCGCCTCGCGTCCGCGCTCATGGCGGTCGCCGAGCGCGTCAAGGCCAGGAAGGGGATGAGGTAAGGTGTCCTCCTACGACCACGACCTCTCTATTTGGATTACCGAGGTCTCCGCGACGGGCTTCCGCGTCAACGGCCGCGTGAAGCTCGGCAAGAACTCCTACAACGCCAACGGATTCCACGTCGAGACGGGCGTGAACGGCTACGGCTCGCGCGGCCACACCGCCAGCATCGGCACCAGGGGCGGCAGCTACGACTTCTCCGACTACTACTCCGTCGGCACGTCGTACAGCGCCAGGAGCTTCAGCTGCCACGTGTCCGCCGACCTCAGCTGGTCGAGCAACGGCACCAACACGGGCAACCCCGTCTACGCCACGGCGAACACGCCAGCAGCCGAGTTCAACAAGCCCTACCCGCCGAAGAATCCCGCCGTGGCCCGCGTCTCGGACACGCAGGCGAAAATCACGTGGGGGAGCAACTACGACAACGCATCGGGCCGTCACTGGCACAAGGTCTACGTCGAGCGCTCCACGGATGGAGGCGGTTACTCGCAGATCGCCGCCCTGAACTGGGACGCGACCAACTACTTCGACAACGGCGTCACCGCGAACCACGCCTACGCCTACAGGCTGCGCGCAGCGAACACCAAGTACAGCGATTACGTGACGGCTGGCACGGTTTACAACACACCAGCAGCTCCTATGTCGGTCGCGGCATCCCTCGTCTCGGCAGGCACCGTGCGCGTGGACGCCGACGTGACCAACGTCAACACCGCCACCTCGTACGCCATCGAGCGCAGCGTGGACGGCGGGGAGTGGGCGAAGGTCTCAGAGGTCGCGTCCTTCCCCTACGACGACACCGGCGCGGCCGGCATGGTCTCCTACCGAGTGCAGGCGCTGCGCGGCCCGCTCGCGAGCGCATGGGCGGCATCCGACCAGATAGCGGCCATCACGCCCCCGCTTGCGCCCAAGGTCGCGCTCGCGGCGGCGGTCATGCCCGTCGGCGGCGGAGTGGGAGTGTCGTGGACGCCCAACCACCCCGACGCCTCCGCGCAGGAGGCCGCGCAGGTCGGCTACACGGTCGACGGCGGCACCGAGGCCGTGCTGGGCGTGGAGGGCGCGGCGGCGTCTGCCGTCATCCCGGATGACGGGACTCCGCACTCGTGGTCCGTGCGCGTCCGCACCAAGGGCGCGCACGAGGACTGGGGCGCGTGGTCCGCACCGGCGCTCTGCGCCACCGCCGTCCCTCCGCAGGTCGTCATCACGCGCCCCGCGTCGGACGACGACGTGATGTCCGAGCTGCCGTTCTCCATCGAGTGGCAGGTCTCGCCCGAGACCCCCGACGCCTCCACCACGGTGCGCGTCACGGCGGGCGCGGCGTCGTACAGCGCCCAGCTGCCCGCAGGCGCCAGGTCGCTCTCCATCGGGCGCGACAGCCTCTTCCCGGCGAGCGGGGAGGACATGACCGTCGCGCTCGAGGTCGTGGGCACCTCGACGCTCCGCACGACCGTAGAGCGGACCTGCTCCGTGGAGTACGCCGCCCCCGCCGTCCCGGCCGCCGAGGCGGTCGTGGGCGAGCTGCTGTCGGTGTCCGTCACCGTGCGCTTCGGCGGCGACGGGTGGAGCGTGGTCGGCACGGGCCTCATGTCGCCCGAGTACGAGGTGGAGGATGACGCAATCCCCATCAGCGCGGGCGCGGAGGTGGTAGACGGCGCGGCCGAGATAGGCGACACCGCTGCCACCGAGAGCGTGGACGTGGTGCGCGTCATGCCCGACGGCTCCCAGTGGGTGGTCGCCGACGGCATGGCCGACGGAGAGTCGTGCATCGACCCGCTGCCGCCCATCAACACCGACTACAGCTACCTCGTCGTGGCGCGCGCCCAGTCGGGCGCCGTCTCCACGCTCACCGTCCCCATGAGGGTGGAGAGCCGCTGCTGGGCCGTCAACTTCGGTCCGGCGGCGCAGGGCGGGCGGCTGTTCGAGCTGTCCCCGTCGTCCAGCGTGGACGTGTCCCGCACGGGCGGGCTGCTCCGCTTCGCAGGGGGCGGCCTTCCGATGTTCTACGGCGACGGCGGCGTCAGCTCAAAGATGTCTCTCGGCTTCAAGCTGCTCAGCGCAGCCGAGGTCACGGAGGTCGAGGCGATGTTCCGAGCCCACGCCGTGGCATGGCTGCGCGACCCGATGGGCCGCAGGCTCCGCGCGAGGGTGACGCTCGGCACGTCGATGGTCGTGAGGGACCTCCACTCGGTGTCCATCGACGCCGAGGAGGTCAGGTGGATGGAGGCCGCGAATGGCTGATTGGCTGGCGGAATTCGACGCCTCGTACCGCTTCATGCGCGTCGACCGCGCCACCGGCGCCGAGGTCTCCGAGCTGGAGGGCTTCGAGGACGGCGGCTCCATCTCCCGCAACCTCGACACCGACGTCTACGAGAGCGCATCCGCGACGTGCGAGGGCAGCCTCGACGTCGGCGCCGACCTCGTTCGCGTCTACCTGGACGCCGACTTCGGCGGCGAGGTGGAGCGCGTGGCGCTGGGGACGTTCGTCCCGAGCGTGCCCAAGCGCGACGTGTCGGGCGAGGTGGACCGCGCCAGCGTGTCGATGCAGGGCAGGCTGTCGGAGCTGGCCGAGGACGCGTTCGATGCGCCGTTCTCCCTGCCCGCGGGCTCCGACCCCGTGGCCGAGGCCGCGGCGATATGCCGCGCGTGCGGGCTGGCCGTGGCGGCAGACGTGAGCGCCTACAGGCTCTCAACCGCGTGGACGTTTGGCATGTCCGAGACGAGCGACGGCGAGGGCGGCAGCAAGCTCCGCGCCGTCAACGCCCTTCTCGGCATCGCGGGCTTCGCGTCTGCCGTGACCGACCCGATGGGGACCGTGCTCATGCGCAGGTACGCGGAGCCGGAGGCCAGACCCCTCGCCGCCGAGTGGCGCGAGGGGGAGGATGCGAGATTCCTGGACGAGTGCGTGGACGAGCGCGACGCCAGCGGCGTGGCGAACGTCGTGCGCGCGGTCTACGAGACGCCCGAGGCGACCGTCATCGGCGTCGCCGTCGACGACGACCCGGGCAGCCCGTACTCCACTGCGGCCATAGGGCGCAGGCGCGTCAAGGAGTACAGGTACGACGACGAGGTGACGCAGGCCGAGGCAGACGCCGAGGCAGCGAGGCTGCTAGCGGAGCAGGCGTCAGTGACCAGGCGCGTGACCGTCTCGCACGTGTACGCGCCGCACGTGGCGTGCTACGACGCGGTCGCGTTCGCCTATCGCGACATAGGCGGCAGGTTCGCGGTGCGCACGCAGGACCTGACCCTCGGTGCGGGATGCATGGTCCGCGCCGAACTCAGGAGATTCGAGAGGGCGTCTAAATGATGGATGTGAACACGACGCTTATGGCCGTGGGCGACATGATCTACGACGGCTCAGCGCGGCCAGCCGTGCCCGTCCCGACGGTCAGGTACGGCGACGTGCTGGCCGTCGGCGAGAGGACGATGGACGTGCGCGTAGGAGGGGCGAGGCTCGACGGCCTGCCCATGATGGCGCACTGCTCGGAGGCGTCGGCCGGGGACCGCGTGCGCGTGGTCACGGTCGGCGCGGAATCTGTCGTCGACGGGATACTGGCATAGGAGGTCATGCATGGCTAATACACCAGCTAAATTCTTGAAGGACGTCGCGGGCCAGGTCTACGCAGTCGTGGTGGACGGCGTGGTCTACGGCATCGCGGGAGCCGACGGCCAGGCCGAAGCGGAGCGCAAGGCTCAGGAAAGCGAGCGCGTGCAGGCCGAGACGAAGCGCGCCACAGCGGAGACCGCCCGCATCGCCGCCGAGAGCCAGCGCGAGACCGACCAGGCGAAGAACAACGCCGACCAGGCGATGAACAACCAGGCCGCACAGGGCCTTATCGCCGTCAAGCTTGAGGACGGCCAGTACGACCCGGCCACGCGCGAGCCCACCGTGACTGGCGAGATCGGCAAGATGTACATGGTGCCGTCCGGTCTCAGCGGCGGCGAGAACCGCTACTACGAGTGGATGTGGATGGACGGCTCGTGGGAGCGCGTGGGCACCACCGACGCGGCCATGGAGCCGTTGACCACCGACGAGGTGGACACCGTGGCATCGAGCGGCACCGTCACGAACAACAAGGTGCTGACGGGCACGGGCCTGACGTACATGTGGGGAAAGCTCAAGGCGGCTTTCTCGGCCATCGGGCACAAGCACTCGGCGGCTGACGTCACGAGCGGCGCGCTGCCCATCGAGCACGGCGGCACAGGAGCCACGACGGCTGCGGGCGCGCGCAATGCGCTCGGTCTCGGAGACACGACAGGCGCGCTGCCAGTCGCCAACGGCGGCACCGGGGCGGTCACGGCGGCGGAAGCGCTCGCCGCGCTCGGCGTGACCGTCGGCGAGGCCGACGCGCCGGAGACGGGCGCTCCCGGCTCGGTCTACATCAAGATGCTCTAGGGGGTGCGCCATGGCTCATTGGGAAGGCGGGGTGTGCCAGCGCACGGGAAGAACCGTGTGCAGCCTGGACGCCACCGTGACGAACGCCAACGACATGCAGGCCACGGTGAGCCTCACCGGCTACTCGTGGTCGGACATCGTGGACGCGTGGGGATTCGACCTGTGGGTCGGGAACGGCACCGTGCTAGGGGCATCCGGCATCAACGGCGAGAGCAAGACGCATCCCAGATGGTCGACGACGACCAAGGTCCCGAGCGGGGGCCTCAGGCGCACCGTGACCGTGCCGCGCGCCTGGGGGGAGGACACGACGCTCGCCGTGTGGTGCCGGTACAGCGACTCCAACCCGGTGAAGTATCACGGCAGGCTCGACGCCTCCGTGACGATCCCGCGCATGACCTCCCCGGTCCATTCAGTGAGCGCCGTAGCGGACAAGGACGCAGTTTTGTTTGGAGAGCCCGTGTCGCTGACGGTCACGGACTCGCTTGGTGCCAGCAAGGCGTGGATGGACCACTTCGAGGTCTGGTGCGGCGGGAGGCTCGCCGCGAAGGGCGCGACCGACCACACGAACAACCGCAGCGAGACCCTATCGATCGTCCCGAGCGACTACGCGCCGGGCGGCGGCGACCTCGACATCACAGTCAAGAGCGTGCACGAGTGGTACGGGACCTACCCGGAGGCGTGCGCGACCGTGACGGTGCGCGTCTGCCCGCCAGTGATCGTGTACGACGGGACCGGCGCGGCGAGGGTCGGCGCGGTGACCGCGTACGACTCGGCTGGCGCGGGCCGCAGGTGCGTGCCGAGCGCGTACGGGCCTGACGGGAAGGTGAGGGCGTGTACGGTATGACACCTGGCGAGATCACGGCCGCGGTAAGCGTCTCCATCGCTGTGGCCACCTTCCTTTTCGGGCGGCTCACGGCCATGAGGGATCAGGTGAGCGACAAGACGCGCATGAGCGAACGGCTCGACCGCATCTGGGAGACGTGCAGCGACACCCGCGACGCGGTGCGCGAGATGAGCAGGAAGCTCGACGACCACTCAGAGCGGCTGACCCGCGTCGAGCAGCAGGTGCATGCGCTGGCGGCGCGGGTGGAGCGGGTCGAGGACAACTGTGACGCACGGTTCCGCACGGGCGGGACCGATTAAGGAAAGGAAGCTTTCACATGGACGAGTACAGGGACTGGGCCGTCGCGGCCCTCACGCGAGCGGTGAAGACGGCGGCGCAGACGGCCGTCTCGCTCATCGGCACCGGCGCGGTCGGCTTCACCGACCTCGACTGGCTGCAGATCGCGAGCGTGTCCGGCGTCGCCGCAGTGGTGAGCCTGCTCACCTCCGTGGCGGGACTGCCGGAGGTTGCGGGCGGCAAGAGCCCGCTCGCATCGACCACGAAGGAGGACTAGATGAGCGACGAGAAGACGCTGCCGGTCGACGAGACCGGCGAGAGCCTGAGCGAGGAGACGCTCAAGCACCTCGACGGATGCAAGGGGGAGGAGGACTAGCATGGACTTCAAGGGACTCCACGCCGACGTCAACAAGTGGCTAAACAAGCACTACACGCCCGGTCGCCGCGGACGCAAGATCCAGTACATCGGCATCCACCACAACGCGGGCAATTTGACCGTGCAGGGCTGCTGGAACGTCTGGCAGTCCAGACAGGCCTCGGCCCACTACCAGGTCCAGAGCGACGGCGTCGTCGGCCAGCTCGTCCATGACTGCGACACGGCATGGGCGCTCGGTGACTTCGACGCCAACTGCAAGTCCATCAACATCGAGCACGCAGACATCAGCTCCAGCCCGTGGCGCATCTCCGACAAGTGCCTCGAGTCCGGCGCGCACCTCGTGGCCGCGCTCTGCCTCGCCTACGGTCTCGGCCGTCCGGCATGGGGCAAGAACGTCTTCCCACACTCGCACTTCAGCGCCACGGCCTGCCCTGCCTCACTCGCCGGCTCGCAGAAGGACGCCTACATGAAGCGCGCGCAGGCCTGGTACGACGCCATGGCCAAGGGCGGCAGCGCCCCGGCGGCCAAGCCGAGCGCACCGTCCGGCACGGCCTCCAAGTACGCCGACTGCCGATGGCTCCAGCGAATCGTCGGCGCGACGGCGGACAACATCTGGGGACCAGACACCGGCGCGCGCGTGGGCGCGGTGCAGATGGCCAGTATGTACCATGGCGTGCATTTCCCTTACGGCGTTGAGTTCACGCAGAGGGTCGTCGGCACCACGCCGGACGGCATCTGGGGAGTCAGGTCCAAGGCCGCGCACGACGCTATCGTCAAGCGCATCCAGGAGGGCTTCGGCATCAAGCAGGACGGCATCCTCGGGATGGATACCGACGGCCATATCCACGCCCTGCACCTCGCGAGCAACCACACGGTCTAATCGCGCAGCACAATCGCCTCCTCCTTTCGCCCCTCCCGGCATCGTCCAGGAGGGGCGCTTTCCATGCGCCCGGACAGCCCGGACCGATTGCCAAATTCTTGCCATTCTTGCCAAAAATTGCCATTTTTACAGGGCGCGGCAGGAAGATACAGTAAAAAGAAAACGTCCCCTGAGCTGCGATAACTCATGGGACGTATCATTTCGACTGGCGGAGAGCTGGGGATTCGACCCCAGCATGACAAGCCGTCTACCTGCGGTTACGTCTAAAACGATTGCCATCGATTGCCAAACACGGCCGATTGCGTGCTATGCGACGGTCGCCTTGGGCCTCCCTGCACCGGGGTTGGATGCCAGCCTTTTCTCGATGGACTTCACGGAGACGTACGTCCTGCGGCCCCTGCGGAACCCGTCCAGGATGCCCGAGTCGAGCATGTGCGTCACGCGCCCGGCGCTCACCCCGAGCATGCGGGACGCCTTGGCGGCCGAGACCGTTTCGCCGTCCACGATGTAGCTCTCCTCCGCCTCGAAGAACACCATGAGGGTCTGGCCGCCCGCGTCGCGCACGGTCGGTGCGGGAACCTCGTCGCCGTGCTTCAGGAGCGACGCGACATAGGTCCGCGCCGCGTCAGCCGCCATGAGCGCGGCCTCCTCGTAGGTGTCCCCGTAGGTGAAGCACCCGGGCAGGTCCGGGACCTCGACGCTGTACCCGCCATCTTCCTCGGGCGTCAGCAGCACCTGGTAGATGTACTTTCCCATATCTGTTCGATGCCCCTTTCGGGGCGGGCCTACTTCCAGCCCGCGCCCTTGGCTATGTTCCTGTACGTCCCGATGGGTATCTCGCGCTTTGCAGTGGGTACCGTCACCATCTTGCCGTCTTTCCTGGCGACCACGTGGCTCCCCTTTCCGCTCTCGAGCTCCCATCCCTCCTTTTTCAGGCGCTTGAGCACGTGCCTGACTTCCTGCTCCGTGGGCATCGTTCCTCCCTTCGCCTATAAATTATAAACACTTGCCAATAAAATGCAACATAATTATAAAGACTTGTCGGTTTTATCGCGCGCACCGTCCATGGCATCGACCGCCGCCTTGAGGTCGCCGAGCTTCTGGCGCACGTAGTAGCGCATCGTGGTCTTGATGTCGGCGTGCCCCATGATGCGCGAGAGCTTCGAGACCTCCATACCCTCGTTGACGCACGCCGTGGCGAAGCTGTGGCGCAGGCTCGCCATGGTAACGCGCGGCAGCGGCTCCCCCGCCGTGACGGGGCTCAGCAGCCCGCCGCCCGTCCCGGAGACGATCGGCCCCTCGCCTGGCCCCCACGCCGCCATGCGCTCCGCCGCGTAGGCGCGCAGCGGGATGGTGCGCCGGGCGTTGCGGTTCTTCGGGTCGGTCTCGTGGGCGCCGCCGATGCCCTGGGTGTAGGTCCCGCGCACCGTGAGCTCGCGCCGCGCGAGGTCGACGTCCTCCCAGCGCAGGGCGAGCACCTCGCCCTTGCGCAGCCCCTCGCACAGCCCGATCACGCAGATGCGCTCGACGCACGAGCCCGGCTGCGTCTCGCGCAGGAGGCCCAGCAGGCGCATATGCTCGGCGAAGGTGGTGAGCCACACGCCGCCGCGCTCGTGGTCCGTCCCGCCGTCGCCGGGATAGGTGTAGCGGAACGACGCGGGGTTCACGGGAATCATGCCCATCTCGACGGCGCACCCCAGCACCGAGGACAGCGTCTCGCGGGCGTTGGTCGCCGTCTTTCGCGTGGGGCACCCCGATATCATGCGCTGTATGTTCAGCTTGTTTATCTGCTCGAGCTCCATGTTGCCCAGCGCGGGCAGGATGCGCCTCCTGAGGTCGCGCTCGTAGCCCTGCCTCGTGTTCGCGCGCAGCCCCGCCTTCTGCGGCCAGTACACCTCGTCGACGAACTCCGCCAGCGTGATGCGCGCCGTGACGCGCCCGCGCAGGCGCTCCTTCTCCATGAGCAGGCGGGTCTCCGCCTTGCGGGCCTGCCCCTTGGTCGGGTACGTCTCCACGCGCCTGTCGCGCGAGCCGTCCCACTTGACGCCGACCGTGACGTCGGCCGCCCACTTGCCGCTCTTCAGCTTCCGGACCGCCATGATGTACAATCACCTTGCCTTCCGTGTATTCGGTTGGTTTGACTCATGGCCTCGCGCAGGGTTGCAGCCCATATGCGCGGGGCCTATTTTTATTTGTCGATTAAATATCTACCTTTCGCGAAGTCTGCATATCTGGCAATCCCCCATGGTTTACACTGGGGGTGCTCATCCACCGTGTGTGTGAAGGAGTCCTCTGGAGGCGCTCGAACGGGCGCTTCCTGCATTTAACGGCATGGTTCAACAAACACAGCACCGTTCTTCTCCGCCTCTCGCATGATGTTTCTACGGCTCCACTCCTCATCGACGTGGTATGCGGTGATCAGTTGACAGTACCCGCGCTTTTTCCTCGGCTCCAGGACAACGAGATATGATTCGTCTTCCTGAAACAGCTTCACCCTCGGCACCGCCCTTCCCCGCCTAACGGTATGGCCCGCGGTCCAGATCATGATGCCCCGGCAGTCGCCCGCCATCTCGGAATGCAGCGCACAGGCGCGATAGCACTCGATGAACGCGCGCGGCCATCGTATCCTGCGACATCGCTCCAAGTCGGGGTCGCGAGATTCCGGTGATCCGTCGGTATGGGAGTAGTCCCTGCACGTCAAGTGCCAGAATGCCTCCTCCCTCTCATCGTACTTAGGGTTGACTCTGACCCTGACGGGCAAGCCGTCATACATCGGGCTGCTGTCAAGAAAGTCCAATTTGAACAGGCCGTACAGACGTTGCTCGTACTCGCGCCAATCCTCGCCGGGTCGCATTTCCTCTTCCTCAGGAATCCAGCATTCCATCACCTCACCGCCATGTAGGGTTCCCACACCAGCAGGTTCATCTTCTTTTCAGACAACAGGGTCGACTTAGTCAGAGACATACCGGAGAGCCTGATGATCTTGTTGATCACGTCAACTTTGGTTTGGCTGAAGCCGCCCTCCCCGGTGGCGTGGTTATGCCTGTATGCGATTGCGCCCGTCAGGATATCGACTATCTGCATCAGCTGCACCTCTTCAGACCGTATCGGCTGGACCATGCGCACGATCTCATGGTCGAAATCGTATCTGTCGTTAGCACAGACGTCGGCCAGCTTCTCAGCGTTCTCGCCGGAGTGGGTGTCCTTTATGTCTATGTAGACGTAGTACCTCGACGCTCGCTCGAATATCGTCTTCAGCATGGTGAAGTACATCTTGTAGTACCACTGATCGTGCGTCTGGGAGAAGTCGTCATGCCTCAAAATTCCCTTATCGGGGATGACGAGACCCCTGAAATGAAGGTCCTCGTTGCCGAAGAAGTATTCGACGATGTCCATGTACAGCTGCTTATTGCAAGGGGAGATCTTCGTCCATTTGACCTCGGCCTCCCTCTTTATCCCATGGGCCTCCTTGATCTCGACGATCCTCCGGTTTATCTCCCTGGTCTTCTCCTTGGGGCACCATACCGCTCCGAGGGACATCGCCTTGAAGCGATCGTGCTCGAGATGACAGCTCTCGTCGCAGTAGACGTTGTACTCTGTCCCGCCGAAGCATGCGAATCGCTCGGGACCGCCCCAGTCAATCTGCCTCATATCCCTCTACTCCATCTCCCTCGGGGCCTGCCACCACACCACCGTGCCGACCACGCGCACGGGGCCGTCCTCCGGCCCGAAGACCATGTCCTCCTGCTCGGCGTGGCTGTCGGCCGTGAGCATCAGCGTGCTGCTCCCCCGGTACCAGCGGCGCATCACGGGCGTCTTGGCAACTTTCGCCATTCGTTAGTTCCCTTCTGCTCCAGTCGGGCTCGATTCTCCCTTTTGGTTAAACCAAGCCGAAATGTGCCGCTGCAACAGACGCAAGATAGCCAATGGTCTTCGCGACGACCCCGGGCGTTGCGTTCTCGATGCCCTTGAGAACTTTTGCGCCGATTCTGGCGAACGCGCCGCTCCCACCCTGCTTTGCCTCGTCTTCGACTTCAGCCAGGAGCGCTTTGAGCATCTCCTTCTCGTCTTCGGAGAGCTTGGCGTCGGCTTCTATTGACCAGAGGACGTTGGTTACCGAATTCGATGTCGCCGCTGCATCCGCATTTGAGCTCGATGACGCGCTTACGGTCGGGTTGACTTCGACCCTAACGGACGGGGCTGCTTCCGATGGGCTGCTGGCAGCTCGCTGCATGCCCTCGCGCACCATATGCCATTCGAGTTTCCCCTTCAGCTTTTCGAGGTCGCCCCTGTAATCGGTGTAATCATCGGAGCTCATTCCGCCGATGTACACTCGCCCCCTGTAGGTGTCGAGCCCGCGTTTGATTCCGTCGATGTCTGAGAACACCGAAACAACGCTCTCGACGAGCGCCTCGTCCTTTCCGTGGTCTGCTGGCCCGGAAAGCCTCTTGTCTATTTTCCGTATCCACGACGCGATGTAGTCGGCGTATTCCATCATTCCGTCTCCTTGTCCGCCTGGTACCAGACGACGACGCCGACCGTCCTCACGGGCGGGTCGTCGAGCGTGACTATGATGTCCTCGTGCTCGGCGAAGCTGTCAGCCGTGAGCATGAGGGTGGAGCTGCCGCGCAGGTAGTTCCGAAGCACGCTGCGCCCGTCCTCGAACTCCGCGACCACTGCACTGCCGTTCCTCGGCTCCATGTTTGGGTCGACCATGATGTGGCACCCCTCCGGGTAGCGGCGGTTCATGCAGTCGCCCTCAACGCGCAGCGCGAAGCACCCGGGATGGCGCTCAGCGACCGACCGCGGGAACTCGACCATGTAGTCGCTCTCGTCCTCGTCCATGCGTTCACCTGCGTGCGTGGCGCCGAGCACCCTCAGCGGGACCATGGCGGATGAGCCACGCACGGGCTTGGCGCCGTCGGGGAACAAAGGATTGGGATCATCAATCAGCTCTGATTTGCTAACGTTAAAGAACGCGGACAGTTTCTCAATCATCCCCATACGCGGTGATGACCACCCCGTTTCCCATTGGGTGACGGCCGCTCTAGAAACATCGAGCTGCTTTGCAAGCTCCTCCTGGGTGAGCCCGTGCATTTTACGAAGGCGTTTGATGTTTTTACCAATTTCCATTGCCGCCCCTTTGCTTATCTTTTTCTAACATTTTAGGAAAATAAACTTGACAGTACAATGCAAATATCGCTAATATGCTTTTGTGAAAGGAGGCAGCATGCAATCACTTAAAGAAGTGCGCGAGTCTCGAGGTGTGAAACAGCTTGCCGTAGCTGCTTATCTCGGTGTTTCTCGACAAACATATGCCAGCTACGAAAACAATCCGGAATCTATGAGCGTCGAAAAGGCAAAGGCTGTTTGTGACTTTCTGCACGTCTCAGTTGCGGATATTTTTTTCACCTCGAATATTAGTGAAACTTAGCATTTAGAAAGGAGGCCCAAAGATGCCCGTCAATGTGGACCAGGCGGTGATCGCGTCGGTCATGGCGAAGAGGGTGGTGCGCGGGAACGCCACGGATGGCGAGATGGACTTCGTCCGGTGGTACGCATCGCTCGACATCCCGCAGTTTAACGAGGCTGAGGTCGACGGCGCGCTGAGGTCTCTCGAATCCGAGGTGGCTGAACACCGGTCTAACTGAATTCGAAAGGAGGAGCACATGTCGGAGGAGAAGGCGTCTCCGGGCATCCCTCCCGGCAGCTGGCCCGTGCCCCTGGGCCTGCCGCTCTACGTGAGCGTGGAGCAGGCCGCCAAGCTCGCGGGGATCGGGCGCGACCTCATGTACGAGTACGTGAGGTCGCGCCGACCCCATCCCGCAGATGCGGGTCGGGAGGTCGAAGACGCTCATAAGGACGTCCGCGATACCGGAATACATGAGGAGAAGGGAGACGGCGTGAGGCCATGGTCGACACGTGAGCTCAAGTACCTCGAAGAGCACGCGGGCGAAGGCGCCGGGGCGGTGGCCAAGGCGCTGGGACGATCGGTTGATTCGGTCGAGTGGCAGGCAAGGCGATGCGGGCTCTCGCTCCGCAAGCGCCGTCAATGCCCCAACTGCGGCCGGTGGACGTTCAGGCCCCTCAACCGCATCAGCGGCTGGTGCATCGAGTGCACGAAGGAGCTTCACATGGCAGACCTCGCCGAACAGGCCGTCGCGATGAGGGAGGAGGCGGCCAGAGAGAAGCGGAACGACCGCGAGAGACAGCGCTACTACAGCGCGAAGAGCCGGGCCAAGAAAAAGAAAAATAGCCACGGAAAAAGCCACGGTTAACCTGACCTGCGAAAACACCGAAAGGAGAACGGATATGCAAGACAAAAAGAAAGCGAGCGCCCCCTGTTACCACGCTTCGGGCACCCGCTACGCAACAGCCTCGGAAGAGGCTGCGACCATCATACCATTCGAGGGCGGGCGCCGGACGGCGCGGCCCGAGCGCTCCCAGTTCAAGGCGGGCGTCATGGTCGGCTTCCTCATGGCCTCCATGGTCTTCCTCGCCGTGCTCTGGCTGTTTGTCATCCCTACGATGGACCAGGCGGTGCAGCAGGCGCAGCAGGCCGCGTTATGCGGGGTCGTGTCCGCATGAGGCAGATGGAGAACCCCAGCAACCAGATGGCGCTCCCCGGCCTAGACCCCAAGGGCGAGCAGCGCATGAAGGACGCCCGCCAATGGGTGGCCATGCACCCGGACGAGTGGAGGGCGTACAAGGACATGGCGCGTCAGGAGTGCAGCCGCACCCATGACCGCAAGGCAAGCCCGAACCGCTGCATCTACGGCGTGCGAATCCGTTTCAGCATCGAACTGCCAAACCACCTCGCGCCGTACCTCGCACGCATCGCCATGGAGGAAGACCCGGGCATTCGCATGAGGGTCGCCCGCAGCGACGCAGACGGATATACGACTGCGAGGCTGAAATGAGCGTGCAGGAGTTCGTCATTCCAGGCAGGCTCCCCGGCCTGAACGACTACACCGCGGCGTGCCGTGGGCGGGCCATAGCGGGCGGCAAGATGAAGCATAAGGCGCAGGACTCCGTGAGGAGCGCCATCCGCGAGGCGGGCTTAAAACCAATGAAAGCCCCGGTAGACGTGCGCATCACGTGGTACGAGAAGAACCGCCGAAGGGACAAGGACAACATCCGCTTCGGCGTGAAGTTCATCTTGGACGCGCTTGTGGCGGAGCACGTAATCGAAAACGACAACTGGCACTGGGTTCGGGCCATCGTCGACGAGTACCGCGTCGACAAAGAGAACCCGCGTATCCATGTACTGATTGAAGAGAGGTAGAGAGATGACGGAAGAGATTCAGACCGTGGAGCCGTTGCAAGGCCGCGAGCGCCTTTACGTGGCGCAGGCCCTGTTCAAGGTCATGGGAGACTACGTCTCCACCAAGGGCGACGGGCTGCGCAGCGAGTGCGACCAGGAGCTCCTGGCGATGTACGAGAGCGACGGCATCAAGAGCCTGGACGCCAAGGTGGCCGGGAAGAAGGTCGGCACGTACGGCGTGACCGTGGCCAAGGAGAAGACCACCACGGGGCTGCGCACCACCGACCTCGACGCCCTGACCGAGTGGGCGTGCGACCACGACCTCATGCGCGCCGAGCCAGACTACAAGCGCATCGAGGCGTACTTCGCGGAGACGGGCGAGGTGCCCGATGGCTGCGAGGCCTACACCGAGACGGTCCCGGAGCACGCCAAGGGCACCGTCCTGCGCATCGACCCGCAGAAGGTGGCCGAGGCCCTGGGCGCTTCCCTCCCCTCCGCCGTGGCGGGGATGCTGACCGGGGAGGTGGAGTAGATGGCCGAGAGGAAGCCGTTCGGAGACCGCCTCATCGAGGCCATGGGAGAGATGGCGAACCCCACCAAGAGCAACACCGCCACGGTGCCCACCAGGAACGGCGGCCAGTACCGCTACAACTACGAGAGCCTGGACCAGGTGCTTGCAGCGGTGCGCCAGCCGCTCATCGCACACGGCATCGGGCTTACCCAGCAGGTGGCGTGGAATGAGATCACGAACACCTACGTCCTGCGCACCATCGTATTCGACTCCACCGAGCGCCAGGTGCTCGACGAGCGACCCATGTACATGAGCGCGGACGCGCAGGCCTGCGGCAGCTTCGAGACGTACATGCGGCGCTACGCCCTCCGCAGCGCCTTCGGGCTGTGCGGCGAGGACGATGACGGGCAGGTCGCCACGAACATGGCCCGCTCCAAGGCCGCGCGGGCTACCGCACCGGGACAGCAGAAAGCGCCCGCCACAGCGCCCCACAGCGGCCCAGACCGCCAGAAGATGCTCGTCAAGTGCGCCAAGCTCGGCGCCGAGTTCATCGAGCTGGGCGGCACGGCCGGGAGCACGGAGAAGTACATGGCCGCGAGCTTCGGCACGGAGGACATGCAGGACCTCACCGACGAGCAGATCATCCAGCTCGGACAGCACCTCAACGAGACCGTAGGCCAGCTCAAGGAGCAGAAGGGAAACCAGCAATGAGCATCAATCGATGCAACATCATCGGCAACCTCACGCGCGACCCGGAGATGAGGGCGCTGCGCAACGGCACGCAGGTCCTGTCCTTCGGCGTGGCCGTGAACGACCGCCGAAAGAACCCGCAGACCGGCGATTGGGAGGACTACCCCAACTTCATCGACTGCACCATGTTCGGATCGCGCGCCGAGGCCGTGAGCCGCTATCTCGCCAAGGGCACGAAGGTTGCCATCGAGGGCAAGCTCCGTTACAGCTCGTGGGAGAAGGACGGGCAGCGCCGCAGCAAGCTCGAGGTCATCGTGGACGAGATCGAGCTCATGAGCCAGCGCCAGCAGGCCCCAGCCGACGTGTACGACGAAGACTGCCCGTTCTAGGAGGAGCCATGGGATTGAAATTCACGTGGTTCCCGAAGTTCACCGACACGGTCGCCAAGGTGCCCGAGGGGCAGCGCGGCGCCCTCCTCTGGGCCTTGGTCCTCTACGGCACCTATGGCGAGGAGGCGGACCTGGGCTGGCCGCTGGACGCGATATTCGAATCATTAAGGGATGACATCGACTGCTCAAAACGGGCCATCGAATCGGGCAAAAGGGGCGGTCGCGGCAACGCAAAGGCCCCTTTGCAGAGCGATAAGAAACCCTTTGCAGACGGCGAAAGCACCCTTTGCGACGGCGAAAACGGGGG